ATTACCTAAACCATAATCCATCATTTTGGATGCAAATAAGGTATATTGTTCAATTTGAATTTCTCTAAATGCTTCCGCTAATTCAGGATAAGTTTTTTCAAAATCCTTAATACTACGATCTTGTTGGGTTTTGTTGATAATTTCTTTATCACTCATATTTTCTTCGTATTTACTTATTGAACTACCCATTGATTTGATCTGTTGTGTTAGGAAAATATTTATCTAGAATGTCAATCTGATCCTGATACTCAGCAATATATTTTAACTCTATTTCGATTGCATCAACTATATCTGAATGTTCTCCAATACCTGCAGGATTTTTAAGATAAACTTCAACATTTGCTACGTGTTTATCAATATGTCCTCGAGCATGACTTCTAACTGCGTTTAATAATATTTGTCTCATTTTAATAATGTTTTAATTTCTTTTTTTTCAATTCCTCTATGGGTTAATATACGAAGAACTTCGTCGTTCCCCAAAAATTCTAGATAATCTTTTACCTCTTTACTTGAACACATCCAATAATCTTTTAAATGATTAATTAAATCAGTATTACGTTGTTTAATATTTGATTTAATATATTTACTCCATTTATTATTTTTAGGGATAAATTCTCTATAAATTGAATAAATTTCTTTTTTATTTTGAGGTGGTAATCTTTGGACCTCATTTACTAATTCTAAAAAATCTTCATTTTGGCTTAGAAAACGATGTACCATGTAACTATTCCAAACCTCCCAATCCTTCTCAGTGAAGGAATTGGGATCAGATTTGGTGGTATTGATTTCTTTTAACCAATCAAAAACATTTTTCATTAGCACAATTCGTCAGCTAATTCTTCTCTTAATTCAGGTGGTAAACCTTCTCCTAATATTTTATTATTTGTAGGATCAAAAAATACTGGGATAGGCATGATAGCATCATTTTCTGTTCCCGCGATGAATTTAGAGATTTTTCTAAGAATTACTCCAGATTGAAATAAGCTACTTCCTTCTGAGTTTTTAATACCTGTAGTTGATTTTAAATCAATGTTAAGTTGTGGTTGTTGTGGTTTTTCCATTTTTATTTATTATTTATTATTTATTAAGTTTTGAATTAATGACATTAGACAAATTTCTTTATCTATTCTAAAATTTGCTTTGTATTGATGATCATTTATAAGAATAGCTACTGTACCCTCTTTACCAGGCATATAACTACTTGATTCCTCATATAATGCTCTATACATTTCCTCAAAATCATCAGTATTCGAATCAGCAACGATTTGACGAATGTTTTTAAATGATGGTTTTGGGGTTTGTAACTCTGCGATTACCTTACCAATATAATTTGATGATACAAGTATATTAGTATCCAATTCAATTGTATTATCTACCGTGGATAACTGCAAAGTATTAATACATTTACGTAAGTCTGGATAGTATTGGTTTACTATAACTTTAAGATCTTCTACAGTATATTTTATATTTTCTGATGTTAAAATACCAGCTAAATGTTTAGCAACATCACTTTTAGTAGGTGGAACTATTTTAAGAACCTGACATCTTGATTGTAATGGGTCAATAATACGCTCAACAAAATTACAAGTCATAATAAAACGAGTAGTACGTGAAAACGTTTCAATAATATTACGTAAAGATGCTTGTGCTTGGATTGTTAAGAAATCAGCTTCATCTAAAATAACAACCTTTAAAGGTTTGAATGAAGCTACACTTGCAAAACCAGTTACTTTTTCTCTAATAGTTTCAATACCTCTTTCATCTGAGGCATTAATATAAAGGTGGTCGCAGTCTAAATTATTGATTATAATTTTAGCTAATGTGGTTTTACCTGTACCTGCGGGACCGTAGAATATAAGGTTTTGAATATCATTTTGTGTTAAGTATTGTGCTATAACTTTTTTGATATTCTCATTACCTACATAACCTTCTAAATTATCAGGGCGATATTTTTCTACTAATAAACTATGTTCTTTCATTTAGTACTCTCCGTAAATTGAAAATTTCTGTTCTTTAGGTTTTTCTATTTCTTTTTCTTCAGATGAAATAGCAAATAACTCACCTTTTAAAGGGGCTAATCTATATTCACCTCTAAATCCTGTTTTAGTCATATAAGCTTCTAAAGTATCAGTTAAAGTCTTATGTACTTGACCATCAGGTTCATTAGCAACTAAACGCCATCTATCACCAGGTGGTACACGACGAGCAATTAAAATATTTTGTTCTATAATCTGTGTTTCTTGATTTTTCATATTGTAAATGTACGAAAATTAAGTGGGGAAGACAAGCTCCCCCACATATTTTACTTTTTACTCTCAGTAACAGAAGCTTTATTGTATGCCGAGATTAATTTTTTGATACTGCTTAATGCTTTTCTAGCACGTTGAGCTGATGCCTTTGTAGTACCTGCATGTTCATCTTGAAATTGGGTATATAACCCTTCAATTTGTTCGAATAATTGTTGTTTTTCCATTTTTTAATTTAAATTTGATTAATAATCCATTCCAGCACCTTGAGAAGCATTTGATTGAAGCACTCTCATTCTTTCTTCAGCACTTTTATCTTGAGTAATAGTACACTCAGTTAATAAAATAGTTCCAGCAATTGAGGCAGCATTTTCTAGAGCTAATCTTGTTACTTTAGTTGGGTCAATAATACCTCTTTCTTTAAAGTTAACAATTTCTCCTGATTCTACATCAACACCGTTCCAATTATTACCTGATTCTAATACTTTGTATTTTCCTAAAATTGCAGTTTGAGCAATATCATAACCTGCATTAATTAAAATTTGTTCAAATGGTTTTGAACAAGCTTTAGCTACAATGCTATGACCTTTTTTACTAAGATCTAGACCTTGAGAAGCAACTAATAAAGCAACACCCCCACCTGGTAAAATACCTTCGGCTATGGCAGCTTTTGTAGCATGTAAAGCATCATCAACTCTATCTTTTTTCTCTAACATTTCAGTTTCAGTGTTACCACCAACATGAATAATAGCTACACCACCAACAAATTTAGCAAGTCTGTTTTGTAATTGTTCAGTTTCGTAAGGAGTAGTTGATTTTTCAAGTTGAGCTTGTAATTCTTCAATTCTTGAAGTAATTCTTTCAACATCACCTTTACCATCAACAATAGTTGTTTGATCTTTAGTAATTGTAGCTTTTCTAGCTGAACCAAACCAAGCCCAATCAAAACGGTCAAGTTTCATTCCTTTTTCTTTGGAAAATACTTGGCCACCTGTTGTAATAGCAATATCTTCTAAGATAAGTTTTCTACGATCTCCAAAATCTGGGGCTTTAACAGCACAAACATTAATTGTACCTCTCATTTTATTAACAATAAGGGTAGCAAGTGCTTCATTGTCAATATCTTCAGCAATAATTAATAATGATTTTCCTTGAGCTGAAACTGCTTCTAAAATTGGAAGTAATTCTTTTACTGTGTTTAATCTAGTATCTAAAATTAAGATAGCTGGGTTTTCTAATACAGATGACATTGAGTTATTATCTGTAACAAAATAAGGTGATTTATAACCTCTATCGAATTGCATACCTTCAACTGTTTCAAGATAAGTATCTCCAGTTTTAGATTCTTCAATATGAACAACCCCTTCTAAACCTACTTTTTCAATTGCAGAAGCAATTAATTTACCGGTTTCTAAATCATTATTTGCAGAAATTGAAGCAATTTGTTCTAATTGACCTTCATCTGAAATATCTTCTGACAGATTGTTTCTAAGATTAGAGATAACAATTTTAACTGCGTCATCAATTTCTCTTTTAATTTTAACTGCATTTTCACCATTATCAAGGCTATTTAAACCTGCTTTAATAATTTCGCGTGCTAATAAAGTTGAAGTTGTAGTTCCATCTCCTGCTTTATTGGCTGTATTAATAGCTGCTTGTTTAAGTAATAGTACCCCTAATTCTTCACTTGGATTATCTAAAACTATAGATTTAGCTACTGTAACACCATCTTTTGTTGATTGAGGAACTTCTCCATTACCTCTAAAAATTACAACATTACGACCATTAGGACCTAATGTTGAAACTACAGCATCTGCTAATTTATCAATACCTCGTACTAGATTAATTCTAGCGTTTTTACCGAATTCTATTTTTCTTTCCATAAATTTTATTTTTCTTCTTGTGTTACTTTAGCCAAAATCTGGTTTTCAGGTCCAACATAGTATTCTTCTCCTTGAAATGGTAATTTTGTAAATCCCATCGTAGGTAATACTACTCTATCTCCTACTTTTAATACTGTTGGAATAAAATCACCTGTAAAAGTGGGTTTTCCTGGGCCTACAGCAATTATTTCGGCATACTCATTTTTGTCTTTCCCCATATCTGGAACGATAATATTTCCGTAAACGGTTTCTTCGCTCTCAATGGGCTTAACGATAACTGCATCAAATAGTGCTTCTAATTTCATTTGTATAATCTTTAATTTGGTTACTAATTGTTTGATAATTTTCAATAAACTCTTTTAAACTGTTGTAATCTTCTAAATTAGATTTTAATTCTGCTATTTTATTAATAGCGCGGCCAAAATCAGAAAAGTAATATAAAGACTTTTCATATGTCTTGCTTTTACCTTTAGATCTAAAGTGATCAGAATCTGATTCGATTACTTGTTTAATGGTAAAACTATATTCATCTCTTGTGATGAAAAAAGGTTCTAACAAAGGATCTCTAATTACCTGGATTGATTTTCTACGTGTTGTCATCTATAACTAATTTTTTAAGTGTACGTAAATATACGAAAAAACTTGTGCTGGAGCACGTTTTTTTGCAATTACTATTACTTTATTTTTAAAGTTTTAGGTTTTGCTGACTCGGAAATTGGGATGAAAATTTCTAATAAACCATTTTCCAGTTTAGCTTCAGCCTCTGGAAGATTAAATTTAGATGAAATTTTATAGGATAAATTAAAGGATTTTTTAGATAACCCTCTATGGATAGTACCAGGATGTAATTCTTCTTCTGGTTTGTTATAACTAATTGTTAGAATATCGTCTTCGATATCTATTTTTACATCACTTTTAGTAAGACCGGTGCAAGCTACTTCAAAAAATAGTCCTGTTTCGTCGTAAAAAATGTTTAAGGGATGGGGTTGTTTTGTTGTTTTGGCAGAGCCGAATCCACTTGTTGGGAAAAATGCATTGTGGAATAGAATGTCAAATTCATTAAAGTTTGTACTCATATCGATTTACGTTTATGCGTCCTAAGATCGCGGTTAAATAATTTATTAAAATATAACTTGTGCTCCAGCTACTAGTTACTTTATGATACATATATAGAGTATAGGGAAAAGTCAATTTTTTATTCGTTTCTTAAAATATAATATGTACTTATAATTCCTTCACCTTCAAATTCTAATTTTAATAATCCTTTTTCAGATAATTTTAATAAAGCAGAAGTCATATCTTTATTAGCATTAAAAATATCTTTAATCACGTTTGAATCAAATGGGATTATTAAATTATCTTTAGTTATTTTACCTTGAATTTTGTAAGTAATTTTATTTGAATAACCTGATATATCACCAAATATGAATTCACAGATTTGATTACCATCTGTATCTAATTTAGTAGTAATTTGCATATTCTGAGATTCAGGCAATGCACTTTTAGCTTTAATAATATGACCTATATCAGATTGATCTAATTCTAATTCAACTTCAAATGAATCAGGGTCACTCACCCACTGTGCTTTTCCTATAGTTAAGGAATCAGCTAATGTGTAGGTTAAATCAAAATTGGCATCAGCAATATCTAAAATGGTATATAATTCTTTTCTACCTTGTAAAGATAACATTAAATCACCATTAGTAATAGATAATAATTTAGTTAATTTATCAGTATCAAAAATTCCTAACTCACTATCTTGTAGTGGGAAATTATCAAGAACAACTTTACATGCTCTACCTCCTTCACTAGCAAAAATAGTTAATGTATTATCCTTAATTCTCCATTTTACTCGATTGTGACGTCCACCTAAGTGATATTTTGAAATAACGCTCTGTAATATATTTTTATTTATCATAACTGTAATATAATATTTCTTTTTTAAACTTCAAAAAAATCAAATGCTTTTTTATAAGGATTTAAATCTAAATTCCATTCTAAATCACTAAAAAATCCTTCTAATTTGTTTAACAATATAGAATCAAATATTTTTTGCCTATCAGCATACTTAGCTAAAAATTCATTTATCTTATCAGGCATATCATAATCAAAAAAGGCTAATGCTTCAATTTTATATGGATTATCTTTTAAATAAATCCATTTTACTTTATCTGCTTGAGTAATGTAATTATGTTTTTTATCTAATTGCCATAATCTTAATAAATCATTATAACGAATAGTTGCTCGAACAGATGCAGGTGCACCTTTAAGAATTTCAGTAAACATCTCTCCTGCTCGAGCATTCTTACCTGAGTATTTTTCTAATTTCTTAACAGCAGTTGGATTACCTAATCTGTTAAGAGGAATAGTATTATCTAAGATTTGTTTTTTAAATACTTTAATTTGTTCTAAAATATGACTATGTGAAGCTCCTTTTAGAACTTGTTTTAAAATATCATTGAAGAATTCTCCTAAAATAGGTGGAAAGTTAGCTTTCATAAACTCTAAACCTTTAATATCTAAAGTTTCTTTAGCAATACCCTCCTGTTTAGTAATCCATTGAGCATATCTTCTTGTAGCTCTAAAATAAGCTGAACGAATAACACATTCGGTTTTCATTTCAAGACGATGTTCATCAACATTAAAACATTCTTTAGCTAAAATGTTATAATGATTGGTAATGATATCTTGATACTTAAGTGCTACCTTCTCTAAAATATCATCTTTTTCAGCATCACTAAATTCTGCAAAATTAGGATAAAGATGAAGTAGTAGGGGTTCGGCATTAAAATAGTTACTATCTGTATCCACATAGGCACAGTAGTTGATATCATCGGGATCACAGATCCACCAAGGGGTTTCTTCTAAATGTTTCATTAAAATCTACTATCTTCTCCAGGTACTGTTATTATACCACAATCTTTTTCTCCACGTGAAGTTAAAAGTGCTTCAGCGGGTTTGATGTGATAAGATACACCCTTTATTTTAAATTCCCCACCTTGATGAAGCATTTTTCTAAAGAAATTTTCTTGAATATCGCTCCAACCTCGGCTTATTTCAATCAATTCATCTTTAGGTATTCTTTGACCATCAACTATAATAGTTGTTTCTTTTCGGATTGCTTGTGCTGATAATGCCATTATATCTCTAATTTAATTTCGTTTCTAATTACTTTGTTCATATGCCTATTAGCACATAAAGCTGATTCTTGAATAATTCTGTGTCCTGATAAAGTAATAGCTTCACTTAATATAGCAAGATTCATTCCATATCTAAATGAAGGTAATGCTGTGGCTCCATATAAACTATTTAATAAAATTTTCATTGTGTATTGCATTAAGTGATTATATTCACCTTTTTCTTTATCTCCTGCTTTATAAGCAGTTTTCATTCTGTTTTTATATAGTACTCTTTCTTCAAACCATTTCTTTAAAATAGTAGATAATACTGATTCTTTATCTGTTCTAAACATTGAACCATTTGCTGCAACCGCTAAATTTTGAGATTCGATAATACCTACAAGTACTCCTGCTTCAACATTAGTTTGTTTACGTTTAGCATTTTCAACTAATAATAATTCTTTAGGATCTTTAGCCTTTAAATCGTTAAGCCCCAATCTATTATTACGATCATCTGCATCTATAATACGTCCTATAAAAGTTTCCTTACCTATGTTAACTGACATTATAATAGATGGGTATAGTGATGTTAAATCCTCATCAAACATATACTTGTATAATCCTGCTTTAGGGCAAAATAAATAACCACCTGCATAGTTATCTTTCTTTTGAGGATTAATTTCTTTTGGAGGAGGAATTATACTTTTAGATAAAAGATAAGCTGAAATTGCTCCGTCTTGGGTTTTACTGTTTGAATAAACTTCACAGTAATTATGTTTTCCCTTATGTGATAAATTTTTAGTTAAAGCAATATATTGAAGTTTTTCATCTAATAATTTTAAGATGTTAACATCCATAAAGTTATATTCTATAAACTTATGAATATCATTTTCAAATAATTGATCTAAATTACCTTCAAATTCAACTTTATTCACACCAGCATATTTTTGACCAATAGCATCTAATTTCCAACTTGGTTCATCTTTCCAACTATACTTCTTATGCAAAAGCATATAATCTAAGGATTCAACACCAACAATATCTACAAATTGACTTTGTTTATAAAAGAATTTACTATATTTTTTAGAATTAACAGTACCAAGTGGTGATAATTGATCAGCCCATTCTTTACCTATTGTATTACACATTCTATAATACAAGTAAGGTATATCAAAATAATCACTATTATAACCTATTAAAATATCTGGATCAATATTTCGAATAGCTTCAATAAATTTAGCTAATAATTCATGTTCAGTTTTACAGGGTATAATTTCTTTGTTTCTAGCTTTAGTATGCTGTAATTGACCTTTTTTATCTAAAATAAGTATATGCCAAGTATCAGGTGTTTTATCCCACCAAGCTATAGAGGTGATAGGCATCGGAGCACTTTCAATGTAATCCTCAGTTAGGGCACCACCAATCTCACACTCAATATCAAAAAATACTTCTCTATGTCCAGTTGAAGGTTCATCATTAATACCATAACGCTCAACTAAAAACTTTTGTTCTATAGGCATATCATGAAAATGCAATCCAGGAGTATTCTTGTGAGAATAATCAGGATTTTTAGAGAAAAACCACTTAGATACAGGTTTTAGGTATTCACCATTTAAACCTTTACATGAGTGATCTTCCTCTGAACATTCCTGATATGCTATGTTGTTATAAGGGATTTTCTGATATCCATTTTGATCATCCCAAAGGTGGATTTCATAATAATTTTCCCCTAATTTTTTACCTGGATAGCATTTAGTATACATCTACTTGATTCTATTGAAGTTACTTAATTGTTCTTCTGTAAAGAATTTAGACAAATCAGGTCTAAAATAATTTACATTTTTCATTACTTTTTTGTCTCTTGTTCTATAAACGATGTAATAAGGTCCAACTTTTTCGTAATGACATGCTTCACCTTGTTCGATGCTTCTTTTATCGACTGTTGCTTGAGCTTCTTCTTCTGTTTTGCAAGCTTTAGATAAATTTGACGCTTGAACCTCTTGATATGCTTCCCATACCTTATCCTTAATGCCATGTAGCATAGCACCGTTCCCAACGGCAACATAAGTAATATCACACAAAGCGTCCAAAATCTCAACGATGTCTCCTCCTTCGCAAGCTTCTCTATATTCTTCAAGTTCTTCAAGGACGAAATTGTATACAAACTCCCATTCTTTTCGTTCGGGGATAATTGGTTCATAATTATTAGGTTTACCCATTACGGCGTTAAATTCTTCTACTTCTGAGATAAAAGGTACATATTTTTTATCTACTAATTTAATTACTTTATCTGAATAATCACCTTTAGTTGCAAGATATTCTAATACTTTAATATCTTCTTTAGTCATAAAAGCAACATTTGATGCTATTTTACGAGTTAAAGCATAAACCTCTTTTTCTTGAGATATTCCTCTCATACTTTCTCTACTCATCACCTAAGATTTTCAAGATTTTAGATTTTACTACTTTTTCTACTGAAAAATTAGAATCACCTTCAAATTCTTTATAAATTTTAGCTTCAGCGTCGGTTGCTGAAAAGGCACTTACTAAATATTTTTCAATTACTTTTTGAACTCTACCACGATCATTTTCGAATTCCATTTTTACGTCTACTTGCCAATACATAATTTTTATTTTTATTTGTTATTTAATTTGTAATCTTGAATAGGACTACTATCTTTTCTTTCCCAAGGGTATATTATCCATTCATCACTATCGTGCGTTACTGCGCATATACTTGGCGTATAACACGCGGTATGTGGTTTATGATGAAGTACGGCAGTATAAACACCAATGCAATTTTTTAACGTTTCTCCAGTATCACAAATATCATCTATTACTAAGGTATTTGGATACATTACATCAGACCATGGTAAACCTAATTTATGAGATACCATTACTGCTGGGATCAGCCCACCACGTTTTAAACCAAATACTGAATCAATGTTTGGTTTTTCTGTAATTATTTTTTCACATAAAATGTCAACTAAATCATTAACATCATCCCAGCTTAAATAAATTTTATTATCTACTTTTAACATATCTTTAGATATTATGTCCTCCATTGTTAATTTTCAATGAATCAAAAAACTCTTTACGAGCTTGATTAGTATCATCTCTAAAAGCACCACTTGCTTTAGTAGTAACCATTGCTGCCCCTTGGTGTTTAACACCTCTACAAGATACACAATTGTGAGTTCCAACTATAGTAACAATTACACCTAAATTACCTTCTGTAATTTTATTTACAGCATTATGAATAGCAGATGTTAATTGTTCTTGAATTGCTCCTCTGCGACCAAATAATTCTACAATACGATTTAATTTAGATAAACCAATTACTTGACCATTTTCACCTGAAATGTAACCAATATGAACTACACCTCCAATTGTTTGATGGTGATGTGAACACATTGAAGTTAATGGTATATTACGTTCTATAATTACACCATCATAACCATCTGATGGAAACGATGTAATTGGAGACATTGCGTTATATCTACCAGCCCATAAATCATTTACATATGCTTTAGCTACACGACGAGGTGTTTCCATTGAGTTTGGATCATTTCTCCAATCACATTTTAAAGCATCTAAAAATTGACCATATGCCTTTTCAGCTTTATCAATCATTTTTAGTTTTTCTTTATCATTTAAGGGAAAACCTTCTGCAACACCATTTGCAAAACCTACTTGTACCACTTCTAATTCTC